CGACATCGCGCGCGTTATTAAGGAACTTTCCTCGGAATATCCGTGGTTTACCGACCTTGATGACGTACGAAAAGATGCTATTATAGACATCAGTTTTAACCTTGGTGCCACGCGCCTTCGCGGCTTTAAAAACGCGCTATCGGCTATGGAATCAGCCGACTATACCCTCGCAGCAAAAGAATTCCTTGATTCAAAATGGAGTCGAGACGTGAAGGGTCGCAGCCATGAACTCGCATCTATGATCGAGACGGGCAAATACTTGTAACGAGATTGGTAACCGCGTATGGCTTATTTCCGATTGGCATTAAAGCCCGGCATCGACAAGCAGAACACCGAATACGGTGCGGAAGGCGGGTGGACGAATTGTGATAACGTGCGCTTTCGTTTTGGCTTGCCAGAAAAGATAGGTGGATGGACCTATTTTAATGGAACTGCTGCTTATCTTGTAGGCGATGCAACCGATGCTTTTTCGTGGAATAATCTAGCCGGAAGCCCTTATCTAGCTATTGGTACGGACCGTAAAGTCTACGTTTCAAATGGCGGAGTCTGGTCTGATATAACACCTTTGAGGGCCACGACTACAGCAGGCGACGTTACGTTTGCAGCCTCTTCAGGCTCCCCGACACTTACCGTAACCGACGCCGCTCATGGCGCGGTCGAGGGTGATTTTGTCACGTTTAGCGGGGCAGTCAGTTTAGGTGGCGCAATCACTGCTGACATTCTGAATTCTGAGTATCAAATAACCGAAGTCACTAACTCCTCTACCTACACTATCACAGCCCCTGTTAACGCAAACGGTTCTGATACAGGCAACGGCGGAGCTTCGGTAGTAGGCGAATATCAAATAACCGCAGGTTCTGATGTCAGCCTGTTCGACTTTGGATTTGGCAGTGGAACGTGGGGCGCGGAAACTTGGGGCACAGAAAGAACGTCTAGCACAGAGGTCTCTCTTTTCTCTAGAAGTTGGAAGTTTGACAACTTTGGGCAGGTCCTTATCCTGCAGCTTGTGGACGGTCAGATATTCAATTGGAACCCTGCCTCCGGCATAGACACGCGAGCCACTGCAATTAGCGGGGCGCCTAGCGCCAGTACTTTTGCCCTAATCTCTAGCCCAGACAGGCATTTGGTGTGCTTAGGCACGGAGACCACGGTAGGCGATCCAACCACACAAGACCCCTTGTTCGTTCGGTTCTCTGACCAAGAAAACATTAACGAATTTGCGGAATCGGTCACTAACACGGCAGGCGGGCAACGCCTCTCGGACGGGAACAGGATTATGACCGCCGTGCGCTCACGCGGCCAGATACTTATTTTAACCGACACCTCCTTGCACGGCATGCAATATATCGGTCCTCCTTACACCTTTGGCTTTCAACAGCTTGCGAGCAACTGCGGGGCTTTGGGGCCACACTGTGCTCTGGACGTGAATGGCCTAGCCATGTGGATGGGACCTGAGGCTTTCTATGTGTTTGACGGTACGGTCAAGAAGATACCCTGCACCGTGCAAGACTACGTCTTTAAAGACTTAAACCTCGTCCAAGGCCGTAAGGTCTTTGCCGGATTAAACACGGATTACAACGAGATTACGTGGTTCTACTGTAGTTTCACGTCTGACTCTATAGACCGTAGTGTGACCTATAATTACCTTGAAAACGTCTGGTCAATAGGCAGTTTAGCTCGCACCGCGTGGCAGGATGTAGGCACATTTAACCTCCCTGTTGGTACAGAGCAGCTAGTCGACAGCACTGCGACATCGCCAAGCACTATATACGGCCTTACTGCAGGTCGCACCGTGGTCTATAACCAAGAATCAGGCGTCAATCAGGCCGACGGCACGGGCATAACAGCCTCTCTTGAGTCAGGTTATTTTGACATGGGCGAAGGGGATAACATGCTGCTTATGCGGAAGTTTATCCCTGACTTTAAAGATCAGCAGGGCAACCTCACGGTTAACCTCTTGCTCCGCCCCTACCCGCAGGCTTCTGCAAGCCCAAGCTCTTTGGACCCGTATGTCATAGCACCGGGAACGCAAAAAGTGGACACGCGAGCACGTGGCAGGCAGATAGCGATTAAGATAGACAGCTCCGGCGTAGACACCAACTGGCGCTACGGAACCCTGCGCGTTGACATACAACCGGATGGCCTGCGATGAGCAAGATACAGAACGTCCGACTCCCTAACGCAGCGTTGGGCGACTACAACCCGCAGCAGTTTGACCAACTGGTTAGATCGCTCGAGCAGATCATTTTGCAGTTAAACAGCAGCTACACGCCGATTACTACTCAGCAGAAGAGTAATGCCCGCGCGTGGTTTGAGGGTACTTAGCCGTGGCAGATAAATATTTCCATCAGCGACTTATCCCTGCAGCGGCGACCGAGACAACGATTTACACCGTTCCTGCTGCAAATACAGCGATTATTAAGTCGCTAAGGGTGACCAATGCCTCTAGCAGTCCGTCGGATATTACGGTAAGTCAGTACGAAACATCGGGCGGTGCAGTAGGCTATTTGTATCATGAGCAAGCATTAGCTCAAAGTGCAAGCGTTGACGTGTTCGCAGGTGTTCCATGCATTTTAGAAGAAGGTAACGTCTTAAAGGTTACTTCAGTCGAAGCCGACGTGACTTTTTACCTGTCCTATCTTGAAGTGGACAGGGACTGATAATTGCTTGATAATCAGCAGTAATTTCGCGTCTTTTGGCGCGCGACCCTGTGTGGTCCTACTTAAAAAATTAAGGAAAAGATCATGGCAGAAGCGATGCCCCTACCCGCTCAAATGGGCGATATGAGCGCCGAAATGGCCGCCGTCAACGAGATGCGCGGACAGGTTTCCCCGACTGAAGTTAACTCCGAAATGCTAATGGCGGCTGAACAGGCCGACCCTATTGCCGTTTCCGAGTTTAGGCGTGAATTAGAGGAGATGGAGATACCGCCAGAGGTAATCTCTCTTCTTGACGCTATGGTTGATGAGGTGCTTTCTGACCCCGCCAACTACGCGGCTATTCGTCAGCGTTACATGGCCCAAGGTGTAGACGAAGAGCTTCTGCCAGAGGCGTTTGACGCGCAGCTATTTGGCGCTCTGCAGGTTGCGCTTGATCAAATGCGCCCCTCTGAGACAATGGCTCCCCCACAGAATTTCGCCAAGGGCGGTATCGCAAGCCTCCGCCCAATGGCTCAGGCTATGGCCGACGCAGGCCGTAACGGCGACACGATGGTCGCCCACATTAGCCCCATTGAGGCACAGATCCTAAGGCGTATTGGCGGTAGCGGCACTACTAACCCCACCACCGGCATGCCTGAGTTCTTCTTGAAAAAGCTATTTAAGAAGATCGGTAAGACGATCAAGAAGTTTGCCAACACGACGATTGGTAAGATCGTTATCGGTACGGCGCTCTTCATGGTCGCCGGGCCTGCTGCCGCCGGGATTTTTGGTACTACAGCCGCCCCTGCCCTGATCGCAGCTACTCAAGGCTTTGTTGCCGGTGCAGGCTCGTCTCTTATTGCAGGTGGAAACCTTAAGGACTCCCTAAAGGCAGGCGCTATTGGCGCGGTAACTGCCGGTGCCGTGAAAGGCGTGACCCAAGGAGCAAGCGCATTTAAGTCTACTGCGGCGCCTACGGGTGCTCCGGTGAGCGACTCCATAGCCACTGTAGACAGGACAGCAGGTTCGGCGCTTCCTGATGTAAGCACGGCAGCGGCAGAAACAGTGGCGGCAGGGACTCCTATGCCGGGCATAGACACAGCGGCAATTGATCAAGCGTCACAACTAGCTCGGCTGACCGAGCCTAGCGCGGCGCAATCTTTTGCTGCAGGTCCTCAGGGACCCGCACTTACCCGTTCAGCTATTCCCCCTGCGACTCCTATTGCAGCAGCCCCTTCTTCAGTTCAAAGCGGTGTGGCCTCTTTAGACAGGGCGGCAATTGATCAAGCTTCACAGGCCGCAAGGCTCAGAGAAATTTCAGCCGGAGGCACAGGCAGTCAAGCAGCTACAGTCAGCCAAACTGCAGCGCCGGGCTTCTTTGAAAACATAGGCGACGCTTTCGGACCCGATGCGACCTTGGGCGAAAGGGTAGGAAGTATAAAAGACGCCTTTTCCCCGACCGCCCGTCAGGCGGCAAGCAAAGCAAATAAAATGCAGAGTATAGCCGATACATTTTATGGCGGGGATGTAGAGTTACTTAAAACAAAATTAGCAAATAACACTGCATCTAAGACCATTAACGATTTAGCTATACAAGCAAACGCAACTAATACAATCTCTAACCTAATGCCTCTAGCCGCTGCAGGCATGGGCATCGCCGGATTATCCGGAGCGTTTAGCCCTGAGCAGCCACAACTGCCGCCCGGCTATGAAGACTTTATGAATGCGCACGGCCAACGACTGCTCGAGCAGTACCCTGAGCGTTACGGCCTGAGCTTTGGCGGTGTGAATACCATGTCGCAAACTGCGCCGTATCAAACGTACCGCCCCTACGGTGCCGCAACGGGAGGCAGCACGACTGACTTCCCGCGCAAGAATGGTCCCATAAACGGGCCGGGCACTGGTACATCCGACGACATCCCCGCAATGCTCAGCGACGGCGAGTTTGTATTCACCGCCAAGGCAGTACGCAACATGGGCAACGGATCACGGCGCAAGGGAGCCAAGAAAATGTATGCACTTATGAAGAACCTAGAGGGCCGCGCCAATGGTTGATATGACTTACAGCACTCAATATGTGCGTGAGGCCCCAGAAGTTGAGGCCTATAAACTCGGCCTGCTTCAAGAGGCCCAGAACCTCTACAATCAGCCAATGTCCCTGCCCGCCGTTGAGGCCGCAGGTCTTTCTGGTACTGAGCTACAGGGAATTGACTTTGCCAAGCAAGGTGTAGGGTCGTTTGAGCCTTACATCCAAGCAGCCTCCCAAGGCGTCACTCAAGGCATGGACCTCACGCAGCGCGGAGCGTTAGCGGCGGGTGCAATAGACACCGCAAGCCAGTACCAAGCCGCTCAAGATATGATGGGTCGCGCAGTCCCTGTTATCGGTCAAGGTATCGGCGGTATCTTAGGTTCTGCTCAGGCGTATGATCCTACTCGCCAAAGAAAACAATTCAGTAGTTTACAAGAACAGCAGGCTGATCCTACGGTTCAACGGTTAAATAGTATTACTCAACAATTGAGCGGGATGGACCCTTATTCCCCCGAAGCCCAGGCGTTACGGGGCCAATATAAAACAGAGGAGCAGTCGCTATATACTAGCCCTGTAACTCAATACATGAACCCGTACCAAGAGCAGGTGACACAAAACGCTCTTGGTGAGATGCGCCGTCAGGCTGATATTGCTCAAACGGGCCAAGCCGCTCAAGCAGTTGGTTCCGGTGCTTTTGGGGGTACTCGAGAAGGTGTTCAGCGTGCTGAAACTGAGCGCGGTGTTCAGGACCTGATGCAGCAGAGAATCATGCAGGACTACGCGAACAACTACCAACAGGCTCAAGCCGCTGCTATGGGCAACTTTGAGCAGCAACAACAGCGCCAGTTAGCCGGTGGTCAGGCACTAGGTCAGGCGGGTATGCAATTCGGTAATCTCGGACAAGGCATCGGCGGTCTCACTGCACAGCAGGCGGGCGTTGACATCAACAAGGCAGGCACATTAGGTAGCCTTGGCGGCCAGATGGGTTCGCTTGGCACGCAATACGGCGCACTAGGTCAGGCTACACAGCAACTCGGTGCAGCCGACACAGGCGTGTTGATGGGGCTTGGCGGCCTAGAACGTCAAAATGAGCAGGCTCAAATTGATGCCATCCGCTCTACCCAGATGCAGGAGTCAATGGCGCCTTATCAGCAGCTTGGATTTGTTTCAGACATTTATCGTGGCGCACCAACCACTTCAATGGCACTTACCTCGCAGACAGCACCTAGTGCAAGCCCGCTACAGACAGCGGTAGGCTTGGGAGTAGGCGCGTTGACCACGGCCGCAGGCGCGGCTAAAGTATTCTAAGGTGGGAAAAATGCAAAAAGATAAGCTACAGATGGTCGACGAAGATCAAGTTGAGAATGTCGGCATTATGTCCGGCTTTATGGACGAGATCGACGAGCTGATGAGTGAAATCTCTGACGACGACAGGGAAGAGGGCGAAGACGCCGACATGGCTCGGATGATGTCGCGCACGCCTGACTCGCCTGAAATCCTGATGAATAACCTTCGCGGAGACATGCGTTCGATTGACGCGCGCCGTGAGGAGCTTGCCGATCTGGTTGGATTCCGTGAAGCAGAAGAGACGCCCGAGGGTGTTCTCACATTGTTGCAGTCGGTCCTTGCTCAGCAAGCGGCTGCTCCGCCTATGCCTGCGCCTCAGGGAATGCCACAGGGCATGCCTCCTGAAATGGCCGGAATGGCGCCACCGCCTATGCCTGCGGGTCCTGCACCTGCGATGGGCGGTATTGGTGGATTGCCCATGGACCAAGGACCTGCGCCTATGGCGATGGCTAACGGAGGCATGGTCCAGTATTTTCAAGACGGTAGCGAGGAGCCAAAAGGCTCTGATCTGGGCGGCGTTACCCCTAATAGTGGAGCGTATCCGCCCGAAGTTGTGGCCTCGGCCATAGCACGCTATCAAGCGATAATGAATCAGCAGCCTGAAGCCGTGCCTACCCTACAGGCAGGTATGGATGCAAGCTTGCCTATGTACCAAGAGCTTCTTGGTAGCGATCCGAAGGATACGCAGGCTCAAATGCTGTTTGACATTGGTCAAGCTGCGCTCGGCTATGCCGGTAATGTTGGCCCTGATGGGCAACCACTTCGCGGCTCTGCTGCGGCAAGACTGGCAGGGGCTACACGTGAACTGCCCGGCCGTATAGGTCAGCGTGCAGCAGGCATGTCCAAAGAAGCGCAAGCGCTTAAGATGGCAGCACTGCAGGCGGCCCAAGGAGAAAGGACCGCTGCTCAGGAACGCAACTTGGCCCTTGGTGAGCGTCAGGGTGAAATTTATAAGGATGTGGTCACACAAGAACCTGCAGCAAGAATGTTGACGCCGGAAGAAGTTAGCGTAATGGGCTTGGACTCTGAGGCGGGCGCATGGGGCGTGGACGGGAAAGGTAAGCCTTTCTTGGCGGGAGGTCGGACGCCTGCAGGCACTAACATAAGCATGGGTACAAATAAGCTTGGGGGGAAAGTTGGACAACTGGCCGGCGATCAGCTTAATGCTTCCTACAACGCGGCTAATGGAGCATTGTCAACTAAGAACAGCATTGCTTTAATCAGGCCTACACTAGAAGCGGAAGACGCTGTGTTTGCAGGACCGTTAAGCGGTGCCCGTTTATATGTCAATAGATTAGGCAGTGTTCTTGGCGTAGAAGGCGCAACGGACCAAGAGCGGCTGAATAATACAGTAACCGCAATGCGTACCCTTGCTCAATTTGAATTGCAGGCAGCAGAAGCAATGCGTGGACAGGGTCAGATCACAGAAAACGAGCGTAAGTTGATTAGACGAACTGCCGCAGGTGACTTGGCCACTATGACGCAAGAGGAGGTTGTCACGCTCTTAGGTGCCCTCGAAAAAACGGCGGATTACAAAATTAATCAACATACCTCACGCTTAGACCACTTTAAGTCAGTTTATTCAGATGACGAGGATACGATGAAAAACCTGAGGCTGTTTGAATTAACTGACGTGCCGTTGTTCAGTCCTACTACCGACGTTAGGGAAGCGGCAAGTGCAATTATCCGAGGAGTTGATTAAAAATGCCGGATACTGCTGAAGATTACGCAGGTTGGATCGTAGCCAACGAAGACAAGAAGGGCACGCCTGAATTCGACACCGTTGCGACGGCGTATCAGCAGGCCCTTGACGCTGAGGGAGCTGCTGTTGCCTCTACGGCTGTCCCTGCACCGACCGAGGACGTTGGCTTTTTGGGCGGTATAAAAGAAACCTTTACCGGCGAACGAAGAACAACCGACGAGATTGAAAGGCTGCCTACTTGGCAAAGCATGCCCGAGTTCCAGTCATGGTCTACGGTTTTCCCGGAGCAGGCAAAAGTAGCTGTTGGCACTATGATGGCCCGCCCTGAAGAAATGAGTAATGTCATTAAGGAGCAGTTTCCTGACATCACTTCTCGAATGGATGAGATGGGAAATCAAATTTTAACGTCCTCGGTAAACGGGCAGGAATATGTAATCAAGCCGGGTTTTGAGGCAAGTGACATCCCACGCGGACTGTCTTCAGGCGCCCTATTCGCCCTGCTTAAAGGCCGAGGACTTATTCGTTCGGGTGTAGAAAGTGCGGGGATGCAAGCAGGTTACGAAAGTCTTCAAACTTTATTAGGAGGAGACTTTGGGAAAGCCGACGTAGGCTTAGCCGGTGCTGCTCCGCCTGCGTTAAAAGCGTTGGGTTTCGCCTTAAAGTTTGGTTACTCAAATACCATAGGTAGGCTGCTTAACAGAAACAGCCCTCCCGCTAACGTGACAACCCTGCCAACACTGTCAGACCAAGAGCTTGTTGATGTAGCTAGAAGAGCGGCACAAAACGACAAAGAAGCCATTCGTTTAATGGCAGAAATGGCCGCGCCTGATGAAAAAGTACTTGCTGCTGCACAGCGCTTAGGTATTGAAGATTTCCTGCAGCCTGACCATTACACCACAGACCAAGGCTTTAGGGAGATTGCTCAAATTGCAAAATCTGTAAAACCTTCTTCCGTAGGAGCTGCTGAAACACAGGGCCTGCAGAAAGTTGGCCAAAGAGCGTTGGATTTAGTCGAAGAGCTTGGAGGAACAACAGATTTAAGCAGGGTAAACCAACAAGTACGCCAAACAATGCGTACTACGTTAGATGAATTAGGCCCCGCTGAGACAAGCCAATGGACTAACCTCAGAAAAGGGGTTGGCGAATCTATCCGTTTTAACCCATCTAAAATTATTGCCCACTTAGAGGAAAGGATTCAAAAAGTTGGTGGCGAGGTTAGTGATTTATCTAACTTAGAGCAGTATGTCTACAATAAATTAATGCCTAGAGAAGTTTACGGGAGAGCGGGCGGGCAAAAAATCTTAGTTTCAATTGACGACCCCACGTATACCCTAATAGACGATGTTAGGCGCACCGTGGGCAAAGCTGCAAGGTCACAGGGTGAGTTAGGGGCTAACGCAGACACTGGGATGGCCAAGTTGTTGTACGGAATCCTAGATTCTGATGTTGCAGCCATTGCCGCTCAAGCAGGGAAACAAGAGTTATACGATGCTGCTAAAGCAACCACTAGACTTATAGTTGGGCTTGAAAGCGACATGATCTCGTTGTTTGGGAAACAGCTTTCGATGTCGATGGTTGACAACATAAACAACAGCATAAAACAGTTAGCCAAGGGCGACTCGGACACAATAGTACGGTTAATAAATAATGTGCCGGAAGAAATGCGTGAGCGCGTAGTAACTTCTGGATTAGTGGGAGCATTTGGCAAAGCTACGGCAGACGGGGCGTTAAATTTCAATAGCTATAAATTATGGTTTGAAGGGCTGCTCCGTAATCGCGTAGCCATGAACACCATGTTTAAATACCTGCCAGAGGGCAGTAGGCGCCAGTTATTCGACCTTTACCGTGTCTCAAAGGCAGTGAAGTTATCCACTGACCAAAGAGTGCGAACAGGACGACCTATTCAAAAGGGTTTAGAAGAGGGGGACAGGTTATTAGCCCGCCTTTACGAGGTAGGGAAGCGCACTGCAGTGGGTATTCCAATAGAAGCTGCAGGAGCAACGGTAGGATTGGGGGGTTGGGGCATAGCTGCAGGCATTACGTCAGCGATAGTTGGCGGCAGAGGAATGAAGGAGACAACCAGTGCGGCATTAGATAGATTAATTGCCTCACCTCAATTTGTTAATGCAGTCAAACAAGCAGGAACGGCCCAAGAACAGCAGACGGTTAAGGCTTTGGCGGCAACAAAACCATTTGTTCAATTTATGGAATCGGTAGGCCTGCCTCCAAGTTCTGCTGAGCAGTTCATCTTAAGCGCATTTCAATCAGCACGTGCGGCCGCAGGGGAACAAGAGTTCCCAGTTGAAGCCCCAATCGAAGAGCCTGCCGCGCCACCTCAGGCTCGAGTCATGCCTAGCGCACCGCAGACCCGTGGCGTGCCCGGCCTTGGTTCAGAGCAACCGGCTCCCGCCGCACCTGCCGTGGCCCAAGGACCTACGGGTCAAAGCAGCAGGGACATGCTTGAGCAGCTATTCCCCTTTGGCTAAGGACATGTGGAACTCGTCAACTCGACGCATCCACATGTCCTTATAGCCTTGAAACTCGCGGCCTGCGGTGGAGAACTCCGCAGTGCTGCCGTCTGATCGAACCGCCATCAGCACCACCGCGTTGTCTATCTTAGTGCCGTGCATTTCATCGTGCGCTAAAGCGTAGGCCGCCAACTGACAAAAGTAATCCTCGATCCACTGGCGCTTCTTTGGTTTGTTGCTTTGCTTGAAGTCGATGATGGCAGGCTTGTCTCGATAGACGCCGACAAGATCAGTCGTCCCCGCATACTTCTCCGGATAAAACAGAGAAACCTCAGAGCCCCAGATTTCATTGACGTTGTGAAAGTAGGTGTTGATGATTTTGTAGCCGAGCTCGTAGCCCTTGCACATCTCCCAGTTTGTCGGACGGGGCAGGTCTCGATAGGCGACCATTCGTT